GGCAAAAAAAGTTGATAGCCTTGCTGAAATGATTGGCGAAGTTAAAGCTGATCGCAAGAAAGAAGGCGTTGGTGATGAGGACGTCGATTTAGGTCGTAAAGACTTCGTTACAAAAGCGGAAACAACCGAAGACGAAGACGAAGATAAAGACAAGAAAGATGACGACAAAAAAGACGATGATAAAAAAGATATGAAAGATGCTGACGAGTGTAAAAAGGAGAATGCAATGGACTCCCAAATCAAGCGCTTGAGTCAAGATATCGAGTCGTTGAAAAAAGGTTTGTCGAAATCAATGCTTGCAGAAATTTCACAGCGCGATAGCTTAGCTAAACAGCTATCCGAGCATGTTGGTGTGTTTGACCACGCTGATAAAACCCTTGGCGAAGTCGCACGTTACGGTGTCGACAAACTTGGGCTAGAGTGTGAGTCCGGTCACGAAATCTCAGCCCTTAATGGTTACTTTAAGGCTTCAGCTAAAACACGCAGCACGGGTAAAGTCGTTGCGTTCGATAGCAAAAAGTCAGACAGCAAGGTTGCTGCATACTTTAACGGAGGTAAGTAATTATGACTTTCCAATCAGCAGTTCAACCTCAAATGGGCTTGGGCGTAGTAGGTGAACTATTCACAGATGGCCCACATCGTACACAGTCTTTTATCGTAGACTCAGCGGATGCGGCATATAACGTGTTCGGCCGTGCGTTTACAAAAACTAGTGAGTCTAAAGCCGAGGCGGGTTCAGGCGGCTTAGAGTTCGCAGGTATTATGGTTAATCCAAAAGGTAACTCATTGAATGGCACTGTGGCCGGCGGAACTTTAGCTCCGAGCCTAACCCTGCCAAATGAAACTCAAGCCGAGTTTTGTACAATGGGCTCCATCGTTGTATCTCTGCCAGACGTTGCTGAAATTGGCGACTTGGTTGTGTACGATGACACAACAGGTGCGTTGGAGACGATTTCTCCGGGAGATGTGTTGCCAGCAGGCAAAACATTTGCAAACGCAACCGTGGATTACTTCAGTGTTACAGCGGCAGGCTTAGCGGTTATTACCGTATCTCCTGCTCTCGTAATACCTCAACCAGCCCCTTAAGGAAAAGGAATTAGCACATGAATAGCAGAGAAACTAGAGCAAGTATTGAACACTCATACCTATCTGGACGTGACGTGCGCCCTTTCGAAGGCTTCGATTCTGAGGAGTACGAGGCGTTAGGAATGTTCGGTATCGGTATGGATGAAAAACATATCGACAGCATGATGCATGCGATGGACGCCGTACAGCCAACAATCACGACTGGTAGTATCGCAACCCCCGCTCAATTCCTGCAAAACTGGTTACCCGGTTTTGTAGCGGTCGTTACTGCGGCTCGTAAGATTGACGTTTTAACTGGCGTAATGATTACAGGCGCTTGGGAAGACGAAGAAATCGTCCAAGGTATCATCGAACGTACAGGTAAAGCGCTGCCTTATGGCGATTACACCAACGTTCATTATGGTAGCTGGAACGTTAACTTTGATCGCAGAAGCGTGGTTAGATTTGAAGACGGCTTAATGGTCGGTCGATTAGATGAAGCACGCGCCGGACGTATGAACGTAAGCGACGCAGAGTGGAAGCGTAAAGCAGCCGCTCAGTCCTTAGAGATCATCCGTAACAGCGTGGGTTTCAACGGCTACAACAGTGGCGCGAACCGTACTTACGGATTCTTGAACGATCCGGGCTTACCAGCATACGTTAACGTTGCTGCAGGTGCGTCGACTTCAACATTGTGGTCAACTAAGACCTTCTTGGAAATCTGTAAGGATATTCGAGGAGCGATCGTTGCGTTACGTACAGCGTCTCAGGACTTGATTGACCCTAAATCCACTCCAATGACACTGGCGGTATCCACTAACGCTGTAGACTGGATGTCCACAAGCTCCGATTTTGGTATTTCCGTAACCAACTGGTTGAAGGAAGCGTACCCAAATATCCGTGTCGTTTCAGCTCCTGAGCTAAACTCCGCGAACGGTGGCGCCAACGTTTTCTATCTGTACGCAGATAGCTTAGCGGACGTTTCTACAGATGATGGCCGTGTGTTCATTCAGCCAATCGCCTCCAAGTTCCAAATGCTAGGCGTAGAGCAAAAAGCTAAGGGCTACTTAGAGGCATACACCAACGCTATGGCCGGTGTTATGTGTAAGCGTCCTTGGGCGGTTGTTAGACGTTCAGGCATCTAATTGACGCAATGGATAATAGCGTTATACTGCGGTGTAACGCTATTAAACTTATAGGAGCCATTAAATGTTTTACGTCTACTCAACACTCACCGCGGATAACGCTTATGCGGTCTATAAAGAAAAAGACGCCAATAAAGACATCCCTGAAATCGAACGCACCATTTTGATTAAAGGCGGTCATGGTGTAGCGAATAAGCACTTCCAAACTCCACAAGGCGTAGTCACTTCTGTTTCAGACGAAGATATGAAAGTTTTGGAGCAGAACGTACACTTTAAGTTCCATCGTGAAAACGGCTTTTTGAAAGTTGAAAGGCATAAGGCGGAAACTGAAAGAGTTGCTGCAGATATGGAAGAGAAAGACAAGTCAGCTCCATTGACTCCAAATGACTTCAAAAAAGAAAACCTGCCCGCCGAAGAGCAAAAGAAAGTCGGTCAGTCAAAAAGCAGTAAGAAAAAGTCAAAAAAGGGGTAAACCCGAATGACGACGATAGCCTTCGACCCCGTAATATTTAGGGCGCAATTCCCTGAGTTTGCGAATGAGACCACGTACCCAGACGCTATGCTACAGATGTACTGGGACAACGCGACCTGTTATGTTGACGACAATGGGAGCTATGGGGTGCTGCAGGGAACCTGCCGAAGGCTTGCGTTGAATTATATGACGGCTCACCTTCTTCAAATAGCTGCGTTCATCGCGAGCGGTCAAACTCCAGCCATCGTGACTAACGCGACTGTTGATAAGGTGTCCGTCACTACTACGCCTCCAGATAACAAAAATCATTGGCAGTACTGGCTATCCACGACTGGATACGGACAGCAACTGCTAGCCCTCCTTAAAGCTAAATCAGTCGGTGGCTTCTACATCGGCGGCCTGCCAGAAACCGACCCTTTTACAAAGGTCGGAGGCATTAATTGAAAGTTAAACGGGTTCAGGGAGCAGCCGGTAAACGACTGGAGAAGGCGCTTAAATTTCTGAAAGGTAAGACTGGAAAAGTGGGGTGGGGCAAAGACGCTCGTTACGAAAACGGCCCTCCGGTAGCTTACGTCGCCGCTATTCAAGAATACGGCAGTATCGGCAAAAATATCCCTGCTCGACCTTTTATCCGACCCACCATTATGAAGCAGCAAAAGGCATGGGCTATCGTAGCAGAGGACATGGCGTTACGAGTAATTAACGGCAAAGCCACGGTGGCCGACGCGATGGAAGCTATTGGTCGTAAAGCTGCAGGTGACATTCGCAAGGCAATCACGCTTGTTTACAGCCCAGCTCTAGCCGAGCAAACAGTAATGGCGCGAATCCGTAAGAATAAGGCTTTGTCTACGGTTCGTGGTCAATTATCATTAGACCAAATAGGCAATATTACGAAGCCGCTGATTGATACTGGTATAATGATGGGAACGCTGACTAACGTAGTCGAGGACGACGAATGATACCCGGCGCAAATGTACTGAACATGGCATTCCGCTTAATCGCTAAGCAAACGGTGCTTTACTACCGTTACGCAGGGCGTGTGCTGAATAACGTGGGTCAGGAGGTTACGAGCTACGACGCGCCCGTTCAAAAGCAGGGCAGCTGGCAGCCTGTCCCGCAGAGACTCTATAAGATATACGGCCTCGACTTTCAAAAGAAGTATTTTACCTTTTACACCCCCAATGAGATTACTAACGTGAGTCGTGACGTATCGGGCGACCAAATCGCTTATAACGGTCAGCGTTATCAATGCGTGGACAATGTCGACTGGTTCTCGCTTGACGGCTGGGACGCCACGTTGTGCGTGCTTATCGATTCCCCAGACGCGGAGGACTTGGTATTTGGGTTTAACGAGATACCGTTGATTAATAGCAATCAGAATTTTGGTCGAGGGGGGTTTGGCAGTGAAGGATAACGACCTCATTCGATTGTTCCGCCCAATTATTATAAATGGCCTCGTAGCTAACGGGTATGATGGAGTGATTGTCAAGCAGTCCTATCAACCCACACAGCAGGGCACAGACAGCGAACCGGCTGTCTATTTTCAGAAGATTGGCGATAAGCGATACGGCTTTTTGCAGACTTCAGACGTTTGGGACGAGGACGAAAATGTAATGGTACATACAGAGACTCAACAGTACGAGACGACGTTTCAATTCAGTGCGCTCGTGCTACAAAGTCCTCTCAACCCTTATAGTTATACAGCTGCAGATTTGGTAAATGAGGTTGCTGCTATTATGCAGAGCAACGCGACTCAAGATATACTACTGGAGTCCGACGTAGGCATCCTCCGCGTGATGAACGTGGTGAACCCGTTTTTCACGGATGATTTTGACAAATTCGAAGCGGCGCCCTTGTTTGAGTTGGTGTTAACGCACAAGCAAACTAGAGTGACAGAGGTGCCGGTGATACAATCAACGGAACTTAACATTAATCGCGTCTAAGGGAAGGCACTAATATGGCGATCAAGTTTACTCGATATATTGATATTACATCCGGCGTGGCGGGAACGGCCCAAGTTGCAAGACGTAACCTGATCGGTCGCTTGTTCACTGACAACAATTTGCTGCCTCCTAACTCGATGGTTCAGTTCGATACGGCGGCTGAGGTCGGCACCTACTTCGGAACCACCTCAAATGAATACTTAAGAGCAGTGTTCTACTTTAGCTTTTTAAGTAAATCCCAAACCCGCCCTCAAAAGATTCAATTTGCGCGTTGGGTTAAAACTGCCGTTGCTCCTCGTATTTACGGAAACGTGCAAACCCAAACCTTGGCTGACTACACGGCGATTACTGCAGGCTCAATCGGTCTTACCATCAACGGTGTAGCGGAGTCACTTCCCGGCATCAACTTCTCCGGAGCAGCAAGCTTAGCAGACGTTGCAAGTATTCTTGAAACTGCTATTCAGACCGGAACAGGAACAATGTATACTTCCGCGACCGTTACATACGACGCAACTCGCGGCAGCTTTGATTTTGTGGGCGGCGAGGCGATTGACGCGACAATCTCAGTTCAGGAAGGCGTAGTAGGCACACCAATTGGTGCGCTCTTGGGATGGACTTCAGGTGATAGATTAATTGTCGCTGAAGGCTCGGCAGTTGAAACTGTTACTGAGGTCCTGACCGCATCAGACGCGGCATCAGACGATTTTGGTTCTTTCCTGTTTATGCCCGCCTTGTCGGTTGACGAGGTTACAGAGGCGGCCACTTGGAACGACGGTGAAAACGTAAAATATATGTTCTGTGTTCCAGTGATCACTGCGAACGCTAGTGCGTATAACACCGCTATAGGCGAATTGTCTGGATCAGGTGTGACCCTATCAGATACCGCCGACGAATACCCCGAAATGCTCCCAATGATGATTGAGGCTGCCACGAACTACAATCGCGTGAACGCGGTGCAGAATTATATGTACCAGCAAGTGGCAGGACTGACCCCGGGGGTTACGACGGACTCAGCTGCTGACACCTTAGACGGTTTGAGCATCAACTATTACGGCCGTACCCAAGACGCAGGGCAGAATATCGATTTCTACCAACGTGGGCGTTTGATGGGTATTGCTACCGACCCTCTTGACATGAACACCTATGTCAATGAGATTTGGTTGAAAGACGCAAACGGCGCAGCCTTAATGAATCTCCTACTGGCGGTTAATGAAGTGCCGGCAAACAAGCAAGGTCGCGCTATGATTTTGACCACACTGCAAGGCGTTATAAACGAAGCGCTGAACAATGGTGTGATTAGCGTTGGCAAAGTCTTGAACGAGACTCAGAAAGAGGCAATCGGCCAAATTACGAATGACGTGAACGCATGGTACCAAGTGCAAAACAGCGGCTATTGGTTAGACGTTGTGTTTGTATCCAGTGGCACTCCAGTAGAATTTACTGCGGAATACACGCTCATTTATAGCAAAGACGACGTTATCCGTAAGGTGACAGGCGAGCAGGTACTAATCTAAAAGGACGGCAATTATGCAGGATATTTCAGGTTATAATATACAGGCGCAAGTCATCGCCTCTAACACGTTTCCAATCGGGTTTACTGTAAACGAGTTTGCAGACGACGCCGATCCAGTAGATATTCCGAGTTTGACAGTTGCCGAAACCGCTATGGGCGTAAACGGTGATTTGATTGCTTGGGCCAAAGCTAACCCTATCATCGTGACTCTTAACGTCATCCCCGGCAGCGACGCGGATATTGCACTAGGCGTATTGCTTGAAGCTAACCGCGTAGGTCGTGGCAAGCTAGGTGCTAGAGACGAAATTACTATGAATATCCTCTACCCGGGCGGTCGGTTTGTTAACTTATCACCGGGGAGAATCACAGAGGGCATGCCGGGTAACTCCGTGTCAAGTGAAGGCCGTCAAAAGTCCAAATCCTACGTATTCGCGTTTGAAAACAAGGTGGGTGTATGATCGAGCCGAAAGAAGTCATTATCGACGATCGTTCTTTTATCCTCACCAAGTTCCCTTCCATTCCGGGCCGCGAGATCGTGGCCCTATACCCAACCTCAGCGATGCCTAAAGTTGGTGACTACAAGGTAAACGAAGCGACGATGCTTAAACTCATGTCCTATGTTTACGTTCAGATTGGCGATAATAAGGTCCCGTTGAATACCGAAGCGCTGGTAAATAACCACACTGGGAATTGGGAAACGCTAGGCAAGGTCGAAATTGCCATGATGGAGTATAATTGTAGTTTTTTTCAAAACGGGCGGATCTCGACTTTCTTCGAAGATATCGCCCAAAAACTACCGGAGTGGATTTCAAAAATGTGGATGGCTTTATCGGAGCAATTATCTCGTCAGGCCAAGCCACCCTCCACGAGCTAAAGACGGTTTATTCCCTAGAGGACGCGTTTGATATGTGGGAAGTTATAGCGGTTACTCGCTATAATGAACACTTAGCGATTGAGCAGGCGAAACAAAGCAAAGGGAAACGTTGATGGCTGTCATGGAAACATTGTGGGTGCTGTTCAAAAGTAACGCTGCCCAAATTAAGAAAGACTACGAAAAAGCCACCAAAGCCAGTAAGGATATGGAGACTGAGCTAAAAGGTGCTGCAAAAGCCGGAGCGGCAGTAGGCAAAGCATTTACAGACGCGGCAAAGTCTTTTGCTAGTCTCGCTGCGGGCGCTCTTTCCGTGTACGCGGTTTTTGACGGACTGAGGGGGGCCACGGACTACGCCGTACAGCTCGGAAACCTCGCTAATCTTTTAGGCGTGAATGTCGCTGAGCTTGATGAGTGGTCTAACGCCGCAGTAGCGGCGGGCGGTTCCGCTGAAGCATTTCAAAGCTCTCTCCGGGCGCTATCTTCTAACACAGGCCTCACCCCCTCCGATGCTTTAAAAGCCTTACCTAAGTTTGCAGACGCTCTACAACAAATGGGCCGTGTGCGTGCTTTTCAATACGGGAAAAGTCTGGGGCTGGACGAGTCGACAATTCGATTGCTGATGCATGGCAGCGCGGCTGTGGAAGAGCTAGTCAAGCGTCAGAAAGAGTTAGGTGTGGTCACGGCGAAACAAATGAAGGTAACGCGAGAATTCAATCGATCGTGGATTGATATGCGGCACGCTATGCGATCGATGTTCGGAGAGGTAGCAACAGAGGGCCTCCCGGTTCTCAAAGAACTTTTAGACGCGATGACTAAAACCTTCGTGTTTTTACGCAAGCACAAAGACGTGGTTATCGGAGCCTTTATTGGAATCGGCGCGGCGGCTGGAGTAATGCTAACCCCATTCATTGTGATGTACGGTGAGGTTATTGCTATTATTGCAGCGATCGGTTTACTGATTGCCGCCTTTGCGTTGTTGTATGAAGACATCAAATTTTACATGGAGGGTAATAACTCCCTCATTGGCAAGTTTATCGATCAGTGGCCGATTTTGTCTAAAGCTGTTAAAGCGGCGATGGGTGCGTTTGGGGACGCCTTAAATCCAATTGAGCACATACTCAGTTTAATTAGGGATACCATCAAGCAGATAAACGACCTAACCAACGGTGGCTTAAGTAGGGCTGTTTCTCAAACTATCGACTACGGTAAAGGGTTGTTAGGGTTTGCAAGCAGTACGCCGCTCAGCGCTCAAACAAGTAATAGCATCCTGAATCAAGGTGGATCGCGCGTAAACCAGAACTTCCACTTTGCTGGTATTACGGTGGAAACAAGAGCGACGGAGCCGAAGGAGATAGGGCGCACGGTTGGTAATCTTATCGTCGAGCAAGTTGCGCAAGCAGCGGCCGTCATAGACACGCCGGAGAAGTGATATGTCATTACTAGACACTCTATTACCCTCAGCCGCAGTTGATTATGTTGGCATATTCGACGAGGACGGATTTCAAATTTTTCGAGAGGCCCGTCCCCTGAAGGTGCGGGTCAACCAAGAGGCGCGGGTGATGCAGCACCCTGTCGAGAACGGCACCGTGGTTACCGACCACCGTGTGCTGCAGCCAATCGAGATTGAGCTTTCCTTAATCGCGCCGTCAGAGGAATACCGCACGGTTTACGAGAATATCCGACAGTATTACTTAAACGCGACGCTCCTTTTTATCCATACCCGGACAGGGATTTACGCCAACCAGCTGATATCCTCAATGCCCCATGAAGAGGACCCGTCCCTTTACGACGCGATTACAATTGCGTTGAAGACGAGGGAGGTGCAGTTTGTTGAACCTGTGTTCACCCAGATCCCTCAAAACCCGTCTAACCAAAACACGATTAAACGTGGGACCCAGCAAGGCAAAGCTCCAGAAGCTAAAAAATCCTCTGCGGTTCTTCAAGGATTTAACGCCGCGATAGGAGGTAGCTAATGCTAGAGCTAACACTTCAGCCTATACCGAACCAATCATTCACAGCTCGTTTAGGGGATAGCAACTACCAAATCCGGATACACTCTTGCCAAGGCATTATGGTCATGGATGTCACGCGGGATAACATTGAAATTATAAAGGGCGCGAGGATGGTGGCGGGGTACCCAGTCATTCCGTATGAGTACCTTGAAGACGGTAATTTTTTTATGCTTACCGCTGATGACGAGCTGCCCAATTACACCCAGTTTGGGGACGACCAGTTTCTCTTTTATGTTACCGCTGAGGAGATAGGAGAGTTACGTGCCGGAACTTGACCCGAGAGTTGTAAAAGTTAGCGTCGAAGTCAACGGCCAGATCCGCACCTACGAGAGTATTGCGATCCGGGCGGTAGGGACTAAATACGCCAACTCTCTGCAGAACGAGGCACAAATTACATTAACAAACTTAAAGAAAGACGTAAGGGACGATATTCTCACAGAAACATCACCTTACAACGATAACCGCACTCCCAAAATTGTCACACTTGAGGCAGGACGCGAATCGACTGGCACCTCAATTATATTCAAAGGTAACGTTATAAACTCCGTGGTCACCCAGCCGCCCGATATAGGGCTGACGATGAAATGCCTAACTGGTAACTTTCAAAAGGGGAACATACTAGCTAGAACACAACCCGGTCAGGCCTCGCTTGAAACGATAGCAAAGCAGGTCGCAGATGACTTGGGGGTGGTTTTAGACTTTCAAGCGACTAATAAAAACATAGCTAACTACGCTTTCACGGGTGCGGCTTTAAAACAGGTCGACTTACTTGGTGTAGCCGGGGGTGTTAACGTATTTATAGACGACGACACGTTAGTCGTAAAAGACGCTTATGTCCCGCTAACAGGTCAAGTGCGAGAGCTGAGTGCTAAAACCGGAATGATCGGCATCCCAGAGTTTACCGATCGAGGAGTTAGGGTAAAATTCCTTGTGGATAGCAGGACACGCCTTGGTGGTACGCTACGCCTCAGAAGCGAGGAGTACCCTGTAGCCGACGGCAACTATGTTATTTATAAGCTGTCGTTTGAAATAACTAATCGTGAAGATCCTTTCTATTACATAGCGGAGGCGGCGAGAAGAAGTGGTCAATAATAACCCATCAATAGATCCAGCAAATGAGGGGACCCTTGCCGGGTTGCTGCAGCTCTTTCGTAAAAAGATGATGCAAGGGACCGACGGCGTCTTACCTGCACGCGTGCTTGCATACAAACGTGAGACTAATCGAGTTAAAGTACAACCAGTGATTGCAGTTGTTGGCACAGACGGTACGGTAACGCAGAGAGCGCAGGTTGCTAGCATACCGGTCCTTCAATTCGGTGGCGGTGAGTTCTTCCTTAGTTTTCCCCTGAAAGAAGGAGACTTGGGATGGATCGTGGCCAACGATAGAGACATATCGTTATTTTTACAAGGCTATAACGACGCGACCCCTAATACTGATCGACTGAAAAGTTTCTCAGACGCGGTTTTTATTCCTGACGTTATGACAGGGTATACGATAGCGGAAGAAGATGAGGAGAGAGCAGTCCTTTCCAATATGAGTGGCACAGTTCGTATTTCAATCGGAACGGCGGATATTAAAATAACGTCCCCACTGACCACCATTGACGGGAACCTAGTGGTAACCGGAGCGATTGGAGCTCAGGCCGGTATAAACGTAACAGGCGGCGCGTTTAATGTTACCGGCAATATGGGGCTAACTGGTAACATAGCGGTTGTAGGAAACATTACAGCAACGGGCTCAATTACACCGGGTGTTTAGAATGGTTCAAACTTTAGCAGTTAACGAAAATAATGATTTGTATTTAGACAGTAACGGTAACATTGCAAAGGCAGAAGACCTGCAAGCAGTGCTGCAGCTTTGTGACCATGCTGCAAAGACCGTGCGCGGCGAGTTGGTTTTAGATACGACTTCAGGCATTCCATATTTTACGGCTGCATGGGGAGGCGTGCCAAGTATCCCTAAATTTGAGGCCGCTCTGCGTGAAGCGCTCCTCCGCGTCCAAGGCGTGGTTGAAGTGAGCTCACTAATAACTGATATCAGCGGTGACGTCCTATCTTACTCAGCAGTGATAAGGACGATATATGGCGGAGGGGCTATTAATGGCTGACGTTTATGATTATATCGATACGACAGGGCTTGTTGTTCCTGACACCTCGGTAATTCAAGAAGATGTAGAAAACGAATATAAAGCCGAGTTTGGCAGTGACTTGGACGTAAGCCCAAGTACTCCACAAGGCATGCTAATTGTGGCAGAGGTACTTTCGCGTGTAGCCCTTGTGAATAACAACGCGGCGCTAGCCAACCAGATAAATCCGGACATAGCGGGCGGCATATTCTTAGACTCCATCATGGCCCTAACTGGAATCCAGCGCACACCAGCCTCACGGTCCATCGTGACTTGTGAGCTAACGGGCGTGGCCGGCACCGTCGTACCGGCAGGTTCGCAAGCGCAAACTGCGGCTGGGGACCTGTTTGAACTGGCCGCTAATGTGACACTTGCGTCCTCGGCAGTTACCGCTCAGTTTCAATCCGTAGAAACGGGTCCTATTCTAGCCGCGAGCGGCACGCTAACCACGATAGTCAGCAATGTGCTTGGCTGGGAGAGCGTGACCAACCCGGCAGATGCAGACCAAGGCCAAACAACTCAGTCGGATGTTGCAGCTAGAAGATACAGACGTAACACGCTGGCGGCACAAGGCTCTTCATTGGCTATCGCAATGAGCGCTGCGGTGTATCAGGTGGAAGGCGTCACAAGCCTTTCATTTAGGGAAAATATAGCCAGCACCCAAGAAGTCATCGATGGCGTCACGATGGAGCCGCACTCTATTTATATGTGCGTGGATGGCGGGTTAGATCTCGGTGTAGCAGAAGCAATGACGAGTAAAAAAAGTGGCGGCTGTGATTACACAAACGGCGCGAGCAGTACAAACATATCTCAAGCAGTCACAGTTGAGGGCAGTGGTCAGGTAATTGATGTTCTTTTTGATAGACCTGATGACGTCTCCATTGATGTTGAAATCACCGTTGAAGCGCTTGGGTCTACAGTTGCGGATCCGGTCACGGCGGTTAAGGACGCGATCACTCAATACGCCAGCGGCGAGTTAAGCGACGAGCCCGGGCTGCAGGTAGGGACGAATGTTTCTCCGTTTGAGATTGCAGGATCCGTGGTCAGACAGTACCCATCTTTGTACGTTAGTATTTGTGAAATTAAAAAGTCGTCGGGTCCAACTTTTGCACCCACTGAAATTGACATTGATGTTTGGGAAAGGGCGTCTATTGCAGCCGGTAATATAACAGTAACGGTGGTTTAGTATGCAGGTTCAAGAATTTGATTATTCAGTTGACCTATTGAGAGCGATTCTCTGGCAATACGATAAAGCCGAGCATATTAAGGGGCTGCTAGAGAGTAAGAGTGCGTGGACTGAAGAAAACTTCACCCAGTACTGGACGGACTGGTATAACAATGTTTTTAACCTCCCGACAGCGAACACTTTTGGTTTGGCGGTATGGTCGAAGATTTTAAATATCCCATTTTTCGTACCGACTGGGACAGACCCAGCAGGGAAACCGATCTTTGGTTTCAACGAAGTCACAACTTTTCCGTCGTATGTGAATACGTACCAAAACTTTGAGAATGGCAATTTCTCCGTGTTAGGCGGTACTATAAGGTTAACGGAAGAAGAGCAACGTGTTGTGCTGCGGCTGAGATACTTCCAGCTGACCTCAAGGGGCGCGATCCCGGAGATCAACACGTTTCTTGATGGGCTATTCGCATCGGCGGGACCTATTTACAGTGGTAACGCTTGGGTGCTAGACGGGCTAAATATGACAATGCGCGTGGTATTTGATTTTGAGATACCATCGCAAATGAGAACCGTTCTTCAACGTTACGACTTGATTCCGCGCCCAGCAGGCGTGGGCATTGAATATCTCGAACTGGATAGTGAGGTATTCGGATTTGGCGCCGAGAATCAGAACTTTGAAAACGGTAACTTTTTTAATGGATTTTTTTAACGGAGCATAATTATGGCTAAGTTTTTCAGATATGCATTCGGTGACTCGGGTGATAAAACAGCAGTTCCTGACGAGACGCAAGTTGACGGAAGCGTTAGTTATGAACAGGGTTACGGCAGTGACTACCAAAAAAACTTGGCTACAGACCCAGACGCTAAGCCTTACCCAAGACCTCAGTCAAATCAATTATATTTCGACATTACCAACAATCTCCGTGAATGGCAGACACAGGCCGTTCCTGAGTTTATCGATGCAGCCGACAACGGGGGCGTTAACTATCCTTACCCGATATATGCCCTCGTTCGTTATGACTCTGGTAGCGGTTACAAGGTGTATGAGTCCAGAGAAGACTCGAATAATACGCTTCCAACCGATGCGACCAAATGGCGTGTGGTCAGCGGCGATCCTGCCGGCGTTCCAATCGGTACGATGATCGACTTTGCAGGCCCGGTCGCTCCTGACGGTTACCTTGCGTGTGATGGCAGTGCGGTTAGCCGTACCACCTATGCGGACCTATTCGCCGCAATTACAGAAACCCAAAGCGGGACGCTAACCACGGGTAACGCGGTGGTTACCGGACTTACAGACACCAGTCGATTCCGTGTAGGCCAGTTAGTCGAAGGCTCCGGCGTTCCAGCAGGTGCGGCTATTTTAACCGTGGATAGCGCCACTCAGATTACGTTGGACGCCAACGCTACATCAACAGGTGCTGAAGACTTAATATTCATTTTCTGGGGTGCAGGTGATGGATCCACAACCTTCAATCTTCCAGATCGAAGACGAACTGTCGCTGTCGGAAGTGGAGGCTCGGGAAGTGCTACGCTCGGAAACGGTGTGGGCCAAAGCGGCGGTGCGGAAACGCACACACTTTCAATTGGTGAAATGCCGGCGCATACCCATCCCGCACCCGCAGGGTCAGGAAACTTCATCGCCGACGGCGGATCGACTGTAGGTGGATCGGGTACGTCTTGGCAGGGTGCGCCAAATACCGGAAGTGCCGGTAGCGGCGGGGCGCATAACAACATGCAGCCAAGTACGGTTTGCACCGTGGCTATCAGGTACCTGTAAACATGGCTGTCTTTAGGGACGCAAAACGAGCGGTTCTCCTTGCGGAGGGCCGCGAGTTAGCTCAGGACGTCAACGACTATGGCGGCACCAGTCGTTTTGGCATCTCAGAGCGTCAGTACCCAGATGAGGATATCCAGAATATATCTTTTGAACGGGCAATGTACCTTATTGAGCGTGACTTTTGGACGTATTACAGACTCTCAGAAATACGCGATCAAGGCGTAGCGAACGCGATGCTACTTCTCTTCATACACATGAACCCAATAAAAGCGGGTATAATTATTCAGAAGGCCGTGAACTTCCATGCTCAGTTTGTTCGACGTCCGTTTCAAATCGTGGTTGACGGTGTTATTGGTTCCAAGTCCATCGCGGCGATAAATATGCTTCATCCTTGGGACGTACACGATCGCCTTCGTATAGAAACGATCATGCATTATTTGGCGATAGTAGATAAGGACGCCTCGCAAAGAGAAAACTTTAGAGGCTGGGTCAGGAGAGCGCTTATATGAAAGATTTACTTAAGGGTTTACTGGATATGGTCATCAAGACTAAAGACCCAGTCGAACCAGAAAAGAAAAAAGTATCCAAGTCCAAAATAGGGGTTGCCATCATTGTGGCGGTTCTTTCTATTTTTGAAATCGTAGCTAAGCTAGATCTCGGGTTCTGGGGTAAAGAGATTGCTGAGGCTATCGACGACCCACAACCCGAGTGCCCATCAAGACAAATCGATATAGCCGTTCCCATCAAGGGATCTTAAACTTGGCTTGTAAAGGTTTGTCGTTCTTAACTGGCCGTCCTCATCCTCATGCACCTTACAAACAAAGTAAGCGTGTACTTTTGCATTAAACGCGTTAGTGCCGACCACATGGACCACCGCGCTCCAGTCTGAAGTGCCTTCTTGTTCGATCCGATAATTCGTGTAATCCGGCTCTACATCGCCTGCAGCCCTGTCCTCGATCGTACTCATACACTCGCTGATGATAGCGCCCTCTTGAGCAACGCCCTTGTGGGTGCTAGGGGTCTTAGCCGCGACGTAAGCTGAGACCGGAAGTAATATTGCCAATGTGATGGCAAGTCGTTTTATATAGTTCATAGTGCCTCGCAAAATTTAATGTTCATCTTTGTAGCTATAGTTTACCAAATGTCTATAATTTAATCAACTATTTGGAGTAGCGTTTAGCCCGCCAGCCACCGGTTGCTTTGATGGGCCAGTCTTTAGCCCAGTCTGGTGAGTCGGCCATAATACGTTCGAACTCCTCCACAGACCCCCATCCCTCAGGGACCTCAGCCACGATCTCATCGTGTACGTGCAAAACTACAGGATAGCCGGCTTGAAAAAGCCGGACGATCGCCGTGGAAAGGATATCACGGGCCGTAGCCTGCACCACGTTCTCAGTCAACTTGCCACCGTAGGTTTCCATCCGTACCCACCCCATCATTCCAAACTTGGGATTCGAGTTCCAACCTTCGAAGCTGAGGGAGTGGGTATCCGGATGGCGGACACTCGGGGCCAAACGGGGTTTGTGATAAGTCAGGTGCCGGCCTGATAGGAGCCGGCAGTACAAAATGTCACCTTCGCAAATGTACGTGATACCATTAAAGGAAAACTCTTCGCCGGGGCTGAGGACCGCTTGTACGGCCGCGCCCTCAAGCCCATAAAAATGAGGTTGATAGTTTTTCTTTTGACCGCCCCACATCTCGACGATTTTGGGACTAGCCTTGCGCCATGCAAGGACAGCCTCTTTTATCTCACGTTCGCTAAAAAACTCGTCCGCGCCAAACGCTCGCCACGCACCTATCCACCCTTGGTACCCGGACGCAAGCTCGGCCACCTTCCCGACCTTTTTACGCAGGGGGTGATGTGCGCCGGTATCCGCCTTATGCTGTAAGAACTCAGCAAATGGAACGCCAGTTATTTTTGAGGCGGACATTTCATAGATCATCCCGTGAGTACGGAAAACGTCCAGTCTCCATTCTTCGCCCGCGATGGCCGCCAATACGACTGCCTCGATGGCGCTATAATCGGAGCAAATGAAGTCACATCCCTCGGCGGGGATGAACATACCTCGCAAACAGGCGGATACCGTGGCAATCGGGTCATTCCAACAAAACTCGACCAACTCAAGCGACCCGCTTTTAATAGTCTCGATAGCGTGGTCGGCGGCTTCGGCATTCCACTCTTCATCCCGTCCGGGGCTCGGGGTTTCGCACCACGGGCAGGTTAGTTGATTGACTCCAAAGTACCGATTGCATTCTTCATCGGCACAGCGCGTAACAGGCGGCCCGCTGTTGGGAAGATTTTGTGGTTGAGGCCCTCGCCCTGCAGCGCGACCAGTTCTGGCAGAATGATATACAAATAAGTCGTGAAGTCGCCCTGCGGCTGTCACTTGGTTCATCATCGCATAGAGCTTTTTAACCGCAGCCGAGCCAAGCATATCGCGTATTTCTAACATGCGTCTAAAGTGTGGCAAAACCAACGGATCGCCAAGCAACTCGCTAATCACGGAAGCGTCGAGAGACGGTAGCATGAATCCATGTTCGTTGAGGTATATACGGAGTTTTTGAATTTCCGAGGCGGACTGCACGCGGCCTTCGGTTAGCTCGCATAGCTCTTGGTTGTATTTGTGATAAGCAGCCTCAATTACTTGAATAGCTGCCTTGATGGCAGGTACGTCCACCCCCACACCGCGTTTGTTGATTGCTTGGTCGCAAAACCAGAACTCAAGTTCTTCCCCCTCGATATCAGGAACGCGTGAGGATATTTCCGCTTCCGCTTTGATATCAAACAGGTTGTACTCGTAAAGGCGAGCGGCGTCATCAGGGTCGTCCTCTGGACGAATCCTGTGGCTAGAGTTGGCCTTAGTCGGGTTGCGTGGCATGCTAAATTTTTTAAGTAATCGCTCACCGTCTTTAAGTTTCTGGTTCTCAATTTGCAATACCTCACCGGCGTGGGCCAGTCTTCCCGGTAAGGCGAAAGCGCGTGCCTTAGCTGCAGCATCTCGCCACTGACGTGAGTTTACTGGAGGGAACCCGTACTTGGGCTGGCAAACGTTCTCCCAAATCCTCTGTTCAAACGGACAGTTCCATGCCTCGATAAGATAGCCACGGTTGAGGTGATCGAACAACGCGGTGGGCAGAGGATCGCCGGGTTTCCAAAGCTGCGGCCCCGATCCGTTCTTTAAGTTGTACGCCATGCACAGTACCTCGGCGTCCGGATGCTCTGAGTACACGGCCGCACCAATAGAGGGCAGGCCTTTTTTGGCTGCGTTTTTGGGTGCCACATATCGGCCTTTGTCTTCTGACCATATAAAGCCCGCGGGGCTGAATGTTTCAAAGTCGAGATCGATGATTACCGTCGACCTTCCGCGACCGGCGCGGAGGGCGGTGTTGTACCTTAGGTCTTCTAGTTTTGGTGGGGGTGCTATCATGTCCTGTTTTCTCTAAATATTTTGTATCCATCCATTCGCTGCGCCCGTCCGTAAAACGAACTTGAACGAGGCCCCATTTAGAGTCAATAACTTTTCCCCGCAGGCTCCCCCGCGGAGCGGGGGTATTGCCTGAGAGGTTTGCCATGACGAGGTCATTAACTTCTAGCTTCATGGGTTCATCATTCCCTCACGTATTAAAAGCTCATCCGTCCAACCGTTTTGTATAAATGCTTCATACGGCGTCCCTTGGGCTTTAGCTGTCATCACGCGGGCCGGTACTGCAGGAGGGTTCATGATCTCAGGATAAGGCGCCGGAGGTGCTGCGGGTGCAGGCGCTGCAGGAGCAGGAGCAGGCGCCGGAGGTGCTGCGGGTGCAG